AGCAGGCCTGGTCGTTGTGCTCATTTGGCGTAGCCCTTCAGCACCGAGCGCAGCTCGCGCTTGAAGTTGATGTCGAAACGCTCCAGCATGACGGTGCGGATCGCGCCGTTGATGCGCTTGGCGTTGACCATCTGCGGGATGTCGATCGTTGTCAGCGTCTTGATCGGCATGCGCGCCCTGCCCTCGCGGATGAATACCGCGCGGCCACCCGTCTTGGGGTTCGTTGCGACAAAGGCGCCTTTGATGGTTTGGGCGCCACCGGTGCGCTTGATCTGGAATTTGAGTTGCGCCAACTTGCCGCGCTTGGTCCGTTGCGGAATCCGGGTGACGAAGCGAATCAGGTTCATGCCGCGTCCCTTGCCGCGCCTGGTGGCGAGCAGCGCCGCTTCGAGGCGCACTCCGCCGCCTTTTGCGGTTGCGCGACGGATGTCCAAGCGCTCCTTGGCCTGCGCCACGGTGACGCGATACTCCTTGCTGATCGCGCGGGCCATGGCGGGCCGACCCTGATTCACCGTGGTGTTGAGGGCGCGCACCACTGCCTTGTTGCCGATATCCGCCGACAGCCTGCCGAGGGCCGCGGCGACCTCGGGGAAGTTGTGACGGATGTTGATCGTGATCATGCCGACCCCCTCGCTTTGCTCAGATGCATCACAGGCCCGACGACAATGGCTGCGACGAGGATGGCCCTCTCCGGATCCTGCGGCTGACGCCCAAGCACGTGCCCGGATTCGCTGAACCATGCCCGGTGCTCGTCGGCGCAATCGGGCCGCAGGCCGCGCTTGATGACGCTGTTGATCTCCTCGACGCCGAACGCCTCGCGCAGGGCATCGACGAAGGCGGCGCAGCGCGGCATCTTGGCTCTCACCTTCCCAACCTCGCCGAGGTTGGGAGCAGGTTGGGAAGCCGGACAGCCTTGTCCTGTGGCCTTCTTCCCAACCTCCCAACCTTCCCAACGTAAAAAGAGGCAGGTGCGCGCGGGCGCGCGGGTGCGCAGGCCTGCGCACGCCCCTGCGCACGCCCACGTGTACGCGGGATAAAACAGGTTGGGAAGGTTGGGAGGTTGGGAACCCCCTTGTGCCGCAAGGCTTTCCGGCTTCCCAACCTCAGCGGATAGGTTGGGACGGTTGTGAAGTTCCGTAGGCCGCACGATGGCTCAAAGCGGCACATCATCGTCCTCCCAATCGGGGCGCGACGTGACGGGCTTCGAGCTGGCCTCATTTCTTTCGGGAGGCTTGTACCAGCGCCGTATCATGCCGTTGCGTTTTTCCGCGCGTCCGCACCCCAGCTTCTTCAATGCCGTGCCCAGCCGCGTTTGTAGGTCGCGCGTCAGTTTCGACGCATCGAGCTTGAGGCACTGGCTCACCACGTCGGCCATCGAGAAATCACTGACCTGCGCATGCACCCAGTCGTGGATCCAATCGATCAGGCCCTCCTGCATTTCGATCTTGAGCTGCTCCGGATCGAATATCTCGCGCTGCTCTTCCGCGCTCGGATAGTTGATCTCGCCCGACAGCACGGCCGCGTAGGCTTCCGCGAACAATTGATCACGCACGCTGCGCAGGCCATCGAGATCAAACGCCCCCTCGCACTCGACCGCCCAGAAGCGCCTGCCCCCGGTCGGGTCCTTGTTCCACTCGAACTCATTGGTGCTGCCGGCAAAGACCACCTGGCGCGGCGCTTTGATCTCGCGCCGGCCATACACCGGCCGATACTCATCCGTCGTGCGAGAGAGAAACGACTTCTGCCGCTTCTCCTCGGAGCGCACCAGCGCCCCCATTTCGGCGATCTCGTAGATCAGTTTGCCGCGCAGCGCCGACATCGAGTCCTTGTGCGTCAGATCGAGATCCGTATCGCCGAACCAGGCGCCGCCGAGAATCGACAGCGCCAGGCTCTTGCCCTTGCCCTGGATGCCTTCGAGCACCAGGCAGTAGTCGAATTTGCAGCCGGGCTGCATCACCCGGCGCACCGCGCCCATCAGCCACCAGCGCGCCACGCGCGTCGTGTAGGGCGTCACGGCGACCCCGAGGTAGTGACTCAGCCAACCGTTGAGCCGCTTTTTGCCATCCCACTTGAGCCCAGCCAGATAGTCGCGCACGGGGTGGAAAGCATGCGCCCTGGCCAGCACTTCAATCGCCTCGGCGACCATGTCCGATGACGGGGTGAAGCCCCAGTCCGGGTTCAGCCGCGCCAGCCACAGCGCCGTGCGCGAATCATCGGTCGAATCCCACTCGCCCGGCGCGCCTTGCTCGTAGGGCGGCGCGCGGCGCTTGACCACGCACAGGGCGAATTCGTCATAAGCGACCACCCCACGCCAGGCCGAGCTGTGCGCCAGCACCTGGTAGACATTCGAGAGGCAGTTTTTCAGCCCGTCGCGGCCCCAGATCAAGTCCGGGATCCAGGCTTTCTTCTCTTCGCCAGCGCCAGCGCCGGAAGGGGTGGAAACGGGCTCCGCAGGGCCCGCCGCCGGCTCGGCGGCCGGCGGCGGGTGCCACGGGCGCGCCTGCTCGCGCAGATACTCCGTCAGCGTCGCCGCCGTCCAGCCTTCGGCGATCGCATCGGCGACGTCCCAACCGTCCGGTCGTTCGCCGGGCGGCGGGATGTCGATCATCCATACCTTGTACCCCAGCGCGTGGAGCTGCCCGGCCAGCGCCGTCATCGCCTTCACGCCGGGCTGCTGATCCTCCGGCAACAGCGGCTTCGCGCCCGGATCGACGCCGGCTGCCTTTTCCGCCTTCGTCAGCTTCTCGCGCTTCGCGTCGCAATCCGGCCACAGCAACGCCTTCTTCACCGGGCGACCGGCCAGTGCCGCGACATCCGCCTTGCCGACGGCATTGCAGCCGCCCGGCCACGTCAGCACCGCCAGATCCGGCAGCAGCGCGCCGGCAGCCTCGGCGCACTTCTCGCCCTCGACGAACAACAGCGACGCCTCGGGCCTGGCGGCCGCCCGGTCGAGGCCATGCAGCGGCCGCGGATCGGCGAACGACAACCAGCGCCAGTCGGTCTTGCCGCTCTTGCCGTGCCGCGCCCAGCACAGTGGAATATCGTCCTTGCCGCCGGCCGATGTCACGAAACGGCAGACATAACCGATCAGCGCGCCGTCCGCCTCGCGGTACGGCCACATGCGATGCGGCACCCCGCGGTGCGGATGCGCCTTGGGCGGCGCCGGCGCATCGTCCGGTACCGGCCGCACCGGCACCCAGTACGTCCTCGGCGGGGCTTTGGGCGTGGCCGGCCCAGGAGCTTCGCCGGCGCCATCCTTCGCCGGCTCGCACGAGCTCTTTGGCGGCCTCCGCTTCCTGACCTTCTCCGTGGGCGGCAATGCGATGCCGAAACGCTGCGCCAAATCCACCGCCGCGCGGCCCTGGTCGCCGCCGCAGAACACATAGGCGTACAGCGAGACCAGATCGCCGCCCTTGTCGTCGCAGGCGAAATCGCCCCAGGCGCCGGTGACCAGATTGACCGAAAAGCTGCCGATCCTGCCGTCCGCCCGCGTAGGATTCAGGGCCTTCCACTCCGGGCCTTCCCTGCGGCCGCCCGGCAGCCATTCCGCCACCAGCGACTCCGCGCGAGTCAGCGCGGCCGCCGCGATCGCGTCGAAGGGAAGCGGCTGCGAAGTCACCGCGGGCGCTGCAAGCGTTCCAGCACCGCCAGCGCCGACACCAGCGTCTTGGTGGTGGTCTCGACCACGGTCGTTACCCGGTCGATCTCCTCCTCGGGCGTGATCGGCTTGACTTCCGCATAGCCGCACTCCCTGGCGAAGTGGGCCATGATGGCGTGGCAGCCCGCCTCGCGACCGCGGCGCGCCAGATAGAGCACCTGCGACGGGGTGAAGCGCTCTCTCCGCTCGGGGTTCAACGCGGCATCCATCAGGTTGTGCGCCTCGCGCGGCGGCTTGTCCGGCCACATCTCGCAGGCCACCTTCTTGCGACCGCCGCAGCAGCGAATCACCTCGTCCAGCGCATCCTCGATGCGTTCGTGAAACAGGCTGCTCTGCATGGATTCCATCCCTGTACCTATTTTAGGTACTCGTAGGTACAGCCAAAAAAGGCGAAAAAAAATAGGCTGTCGCCGTGGTTGTCACAGCGACAGCCCGAAGCCCGGCGCCGAGAGAACACCGGGCGGGAGGACAAGGCGGAGGCCCCTGACATGCGACAATTCAGTTTCCACACGTCATTGCTCATTGAAAGGAGCCCCCATGAACGAAAAGCCGGCAACCACGAAGGACATCACGCGCAACATCATCCCCGCTGTCGAAGAGATCGCCGAGGCTGTGGGTGTCATTGCGCACGCCCTGGTCAAACACAGCCCGGACCCCGATGCCCTCGTCGACGACCTTGTACTCATATCCGACGTCGACAAAGGGCACAGCCCGTTCACGGCGCTGTTCTTCCGGCGTTTCAATCTGGTCATGAGAGGCGGCATCAAGCCAGACGAGCACTAGGCGGCCCGTTCCGAAATCCAGTCATGGAGCCGGTCGACGTCAAGCTCCGTCGTCCATCGCTTGACCGAATCTGCGGCGCGCAATCGCGCCAACTCGCGCATCTCTGCCAGCCATTTTCGAGAGCTCTTCTGCGCCTTGCGCGCCAGCCGATTTCTTCCCATGCGGGTGCTTGGGCGCGGAAGGGATTGTCTCTTAATGATCATGATGTACTTTCCGGCAGATCACGCCGCCTCCTCGCGGGGTTCGGGGATCTCGACGCGCATGCCCAGCGGCAAGGCGTCCGTGGGGTTCGGGTACAGGTCGGGGCGCAGGTCGTGCGGGGTGAGTCGGTAGTTCAGGTGCTCGACGATCGGCAGCACGACATCCGCCGGGGGAACTTCCATTTTTACCGAATTGAGCCAGCCCCAGACATGGACCTGACCGACCTTGGAGCCCGGACAACGCCGACGAATCCCGGCCGCCAAGTGCGCCTGACCGCCGGCGAGGCGGACTGCTTCGAGTAGGGTTTCTTTGGACATGCGACCGAATATAAGCGGACTGGTTCTACATGTCAATAAGTCCGCTGGTTTGCTTCCCTATCAGCGTTCCGCCAGGCCCATTCCGCTGACACTCGCTGGCTCGACCGCATCGGTGCCACTGCACGCCGACAACGGCGTCAGCTCGTAGGCGCCGGCGAAGCGCTGCAGCGCTTCGCCTTCCTGTACCAGGCGGTCGCCCTTCCGGACATATCCATCGACCCTGACCTGCGGCAATTTCCCCGCTTCGCAGAGCAGCTCCAGCCGCCGGACCGACAGATGGTCCAGCCCCAGCACGCGCACTAGTTCCGCCTCAAAACCCCGACAGGGCATTGCTTCGTTGCGCATCTCGATCTCCTGACTCTAGCCGCCACATGGCGGCGATCCATTCTCGCATAAAAATACCAGCACGCTTATTGACAAGCCGTACCAGCGCGCTTATATTTCCGCCATCGCCCGGCAAAACATCGCCGGTTGATGGGTTCCAAGCGCCACCCCAAGACAGCGCCCAATGCCAAGCGAAAGGAAGCGAAGGAGGCCCCATGACCCGCCACATCGCGCAGCAAAATCCCCAGGCCGGCGACGTCCGGCGCATTGCCCTCGTTACCCTGGTCGCCGTGCTCCACACTGCGGGCCGCGACCCCTATGCCGCCGTCACCCGGCCGGACGCCGCGCGCCGCCCGCTGCAACCGTCCTACGCCTATCGCCTCGCCTCGCTCGCGCGCCGCACGGCGTTTGCCCGCCTCCTGGCAGGACCGGAGGTGCGCCATGGGTAATGGCGTGCGCAAAGCCTCGACGGTATCGTGGGCCGTCACGCCGGGGCCATGGACCCGGCGTGCGACGCTGAGCGGCGTGCAGATCGTCGGCGCCAACGGCGCGGTCGTCGCCAGCACCCCGTGCTGCGACCGGCAAGCCCTCGCGGACGGGGCGCTCATCGTCTCGGCGTTCACGCTGCTGGCCGCCTGCAAATCCGCGCTCGAGGTCATCCAGCGCGAAAACTGCTGCACCATGCGCATGGTCCCGGAACTCACGTCCGCCATTGCCGAAGCGGAGGGCGCGGCATGAGCGACCTCTACAACACCACGCTGCTGAGCACCAAGGTTCCGGGCCTGCCCCGGTGCACCATCGACTCGTCGGTACTGGAAATGGCCACCGGGCGGCGCCTCCTCAACGCCACGATGTTTATCTCAGCCGACGACAACGGCATCTGCACCGTAGTTTCTGTGCCGCTCGACCCCTGCATCATGCGCGCCATGGCGAGGGTGTTGAACGAGCACGCCACGCGCATCGCCACCGAACTGCTGCCGCTGCTGGCCAGCGCGCGCCTGGATCCAGAGGCCGGCGGGCTGGAGCACGCATGATGTGGGGAGACGACTACCTTCCGCCGGGCCACAACCCGCAGCCCGACGGCGGATCCCTGTGGGTCACCGCGCTGCTGATCGCCGCCGCGATCGGCCTGATCCTCACCTGCCTGCCTTGGAGCGCCTCATGAGCGCGGCAGCCAGAGCGCGCGCCATGGCGGAGTTGGGCGAGTACGCCAACATCCCCGAGACCGACATCACTCCGGCGATGCGCCTCGACGGGCCCATCGGGATGGATAGCCTCGATATCGTCGAGTTACTGATGTGGCTCGAGGTTGCCTTGGACATCTCGTTCAGCCCGGAAGACGACGCCTCGATAAAAACAGTCGGCGACCTGCTGAACGCGGTGGACCGTCATACAGGAGGAGCGCCATGACCCGCCACAGCCCCGCCCAGCAACTCGCCGAGGCACGGCAGATCGCCAAGGATCACGGTCTGCTGCTCACCGAAAAGATCCTCGAGCCGGGCAAGACCATCTACTTCGTCTATCGCCTGCTCGACCGCGGCCGCAAGACTTTCCTGGGCAAGCGCGGCAGCCCCGAGGGCGCCCGCGCCTACGTCGCCAAGCTGGCGAATTTCCGGTGAGGCCCCGCGCATGAGCCTCCATCTCGGCCACGGCCTGACGCTCCTCGAAGCGTGGCAACTCGCGCAGGACAACCACATGCACCTGATCACCGACGGCCACCGCGTCGTGGTCTCGCCGATCGTCCCGCCCGGCTGGTGGGTGGTGCCCATCCAACTGCCGCAGGAGGCCGCGGCGTGAACCCCGTTCGCGGCGCTACCGACCATCGCCGATTTTCCCCTCCCACTTGCCCCAAAGGATTCCCATCATGACTGGTTACACGCCGCGGCCCGGCAGTAAGACCGAAATAGCCGTCAACTACCTGCGCACCCATGGCGGCTGCGCCACAGCCATCGATTTGTGCGAGGCGATGGACTGCCCGCGCAAAAACCTCCCGGCCATGCTCAAGGCGGCCATCGACCATGGCCTACTCGAGCCTCACCCGCTCCCCGCCGGCGCTGGCTATCGCCTAGTTGAAACCGATGGCCTTGCCGACAAGGCGAAGATTGCTGACACTCCCGCAGCCGACGCTATCGGCGCGGAGCCTCGTCAACCTCACGCAAAGCGGGAACCAACGCCGAGAGGCCGCAAACCGCTCGGCCACCAGAAATCGGTCGCCCACAGCCACCCCTCCGCCGAGTCACCGGCCGCGGCGGATGACGTGGACATGATCGATCATCCGCCGCACTATACCAAGCATCCCAGTGGCATCGAGTGCATCCAGATCACCGAACACATGGGCTTCAACCTCGGCAACGCGATCAAGTACCTGTGGCGCGCCGACCTCAAGGGCTCCGCCATCGACGATCTGCGGAAGGCTCAGTGGTATGTCTCGCGGGAACTGCAAAAGCGCGAGTTGGCCCAAGCCGGCACGAAGGCGCCCTCATGAACGCCCCCGACCCCATCACCCCGCCCGACGGCGCCTCGCTGGTTGCCCGCGCGCCGATCCGGGATTTCGGCCCGTCGCTCACCAACCGCAAGCACCGGCCCGAGCACATCCAGGCCCTCGCCGCGTCGATCGCGGAGCATGGCGTGATCCAGCCGATCCTGGCCCGCCCCTGGCCGGACAGCCGGCCGAACCCCGACCATCTCGTGTATGAAATCGTCGTCGGCGAGGGCCGCTGGCTGGGCGCGATCGCCGCCGGCGAAGCGGACATCCCCTTCTTCTGGCGCGATCTCGGCGACACGGAAGCCGTCGAACTGCAGCTCGTCGAGAACCTGCAGCGCGACGACATCAGCCCGCTCGAGGAGGCCGAGAGCTATCGCCGCCTGATCGACGCGCACGGCCACACCGCGGACACGATCGCCGCCAAGATCGGCAAGAGCCGCTCGTCGGTCTACGCCCGCCTCAAGCTGCTCGACCTGTGCGCGCCCGCGCGCCAATACCTCGTCGATGGCACGCTCGACGCCAGCCGCGCGCTCCTGATCGCGCGCGTTCCGGTGCCGGACCTGCAGGCCAAGGCCGCCAAGGCGATTGCCGAGGGCGGGAGCTACGGCACCAACGAGCCCCTGTCCTACCGCCAGGCGAGCGAGATGCTGCAGCGGAAATTCATGCTGCGCCTGTCGGACGCGCCATTCCCGTGCGCCGATGCCGACCTGCTGCCGGCCGCCGGCCGCTGCCACGACTGCCCCAAGCGCACCGGCAACCAGGCCGAGCTCTACGACGATGTCAAGAGTGCAGACATCTGTACCGACCCCGGCTGTTACGACGCGAAGAAGGCCGCGCACGCGGTGAGGCAGCGGGCCCTGGCCAAGGCCGGCGGCATCAAGATCATCGAAGGCGCCGAGGCGAAGAAGATCAAGCCGAACAGCTACAGCGACCACCTGGCCGGCGGCTACACGGATCTCGACCAGAAGGTGTGGCAGGACGGCAAACAGAAGACCGTGCGCCAGATCCTGGGCAAGGATGCGCCGGCGGCCGAGGCCATCCTGGTCGATCCGCACGACAAGGGCAAGGTGTCGGAGCTCGTCGCCACCGCCACGATCAAGGACAAGCTGGCCGCCAAGGGCCGCGACGTGCCGGCCGGCATCGCCGGGCGCGGCAAGAGTGACGCCGAGAAGGCCGCCGAACGCAAGCGCAAGCAGGAAGCCCTCTTCCGCCAGCGGCTGTTCGACACCACGCGCGGCGCGATCGCCGTCAGCTTCGACACGCGCGAGGAAGACAGCGTGCTGGACCTGCGCGAATTCCGCATGATCGCCGACCGCCTGTTCGTTTGCCTGCAGTTCGAGGATCGCAAGCGCCTGGCCAGGCTGTGGATCGGCCCGACCGGAAAGACCGTCGATCACGAACTGGTGGACCAACTGGACAAGCGCATCCCGTCCATGGGGCGCAAGGACTGCGCCCGCCTGCTGCTCGAGGCCGCCCTGGTCGGCGAGATCCCCGCGCCGACCTATGGCGACCACCCGCCGGCGAATCTGCTCGCCACCGCCGAGGCGCTGGACATCGATGCCGATGCCATCAAGCGCGGCGTGATCGGCGAGATGCGCGAGAAAGCCAAGGCGAAGGCGAAACCGAAGGCGACGAAGCCGAGCGCGCAGCGGTCCGACCCGTCGACCGCTGCGCAAGCGAAGGACAAAGCCGCGACGGCTGCGCCGGCCGGAGCCAAAGAAAGAACCCCGAGGGCGAAAAAGCCCAAGGCCAAAGCAGATCCAGCGCCGGCGTTGCCGGCGAAGGAGCCGGCTTCGCCGGCGAACACCGCGGCTGCGACTTCGCTATTGCCGGCGTGGCCGTTTCCGGCGGGAGCGCGCGAATGAACTGGGGCGGCCCGACCACGGACGAGGTCCTGCTGGGCGATCTGAAGGCGGTCCTGCGCGATCTGATCGCCACGATCGAACTGCATACGGATTGCATGGACGGCCGAATCGACCGCCATGCGCTCGATCCCTACATCGAGCGCGCCGAGGACCTGCTGGGCGAATCGCTCGAGGAGATCATCGAGTGATCGCGCAGGCGCTCATCCTGATCCTGTCCGCCGCCGCCATCTGGCTGCTGTCGGGCAAACGGCCCAGCCGCTGGGGATGGGTTGCGGGATTGGCATCGCAGCCCTTCTGGCTGTGGGAAACCTGGCACGCCGAACAATGGGGCATGCTCGCCAATGCGGCGATCTTCACCGTCCTCTATGCCCGCGGGCTGGCGAATCACTGGCGGGGCAAGCCATGACGGGCAAGCCCTGGCCGAAGAAGTCCGTCGCCGCGTTCAAGCGCCGTTACCCGCACGAGCCTACCGCGGCGATCGCCGCCGATCTCGGCATCAGCGTCGCCGCCTGTTACCACATGGCGACAAGGCTCTGCCTGAAAAAGACGCCGGCATACCTCGCCAGCCCCGCGGCGTACCACCTGCGCCGGGGCACCAAGGTCGGCGCCGGCTCCCGCTTCCAGCCCGGCCACGTGCCGGCCAACAAGGGCCTGCGCCGTCCGGGCTGGGCGCCCGGCCGCATGGCCGAGACGCAATTCAAGCCGGGCAATTCGCCGCACACCACCCGGGCCGTGGGCAGCTACCGCCTCGACAAGAATGGCATCCTGCAACGCAAGATCGGCACCGCCAAGGGCAACAACAGCAAGCGCTGGCGCGGCGTGCTTGATTGGGTCGTCGCCGGCGGCGAATCCGGCCCCAAGGCGCGTCCGATGCATCCCGATTGGGTGCGGGGCCTGCGCGACCAGTGCGCGGCGGCGAGCGTGCCGTTCCTGTTCAAACAGTGGGGGGCCTGGGCGCCACAGGAACTCTGGGATCCGCGCTGCCGGAAACCGCAGTGCGCAATTAGATTGGACGGCTCCTTCGTCGGCCACGACGAAGTACCGCAAGACGTCGGTGGACACCGATTCGCGATGGTCGGTAAAAAGCTCGCCGGCCGGTTGCTCGACGGCGTCGAGAACAACGGGTATCCGGAGCCATCATGACTCGCCTGGTATCCCTCGGCACAAAGATCGAGCAGCTCGACGGCCTGCGCGACACCAATGACCTCACCCAATGGGAACAGGGCTTCGTCACCAGCATCCTTGAGCGCTACCTGCTCGCCGGCCGCGATACTCGCGCGCTCAGCAGCAAGCAGGTCGATGTCATTGACAGGATCTGGAGCAAGCACTTCTCATGAGCGTGTATGTCGACGACATGGCCGCACGGTTCCGACGCATGGTGATGTGCCACATGCTCGCCGATACCGACGACGAGTTGCACGCCATGGCCGATCGGATCGGAGTTGCACGGCGCTGGCATCAGGGCGACCACTACGACATCTGCCTCGCTAAACGCGCCCTGGCCATCGAGGCCGGCGCGATCGAGATCACCCAGCGCGAGGCGGTCGAGATCCGTCGGCGGAATCGCAGACGCCAATAGCATGCGCTACAAGCTCATCCAAACCTTTGCCAGGGAATCCGGCTACACCGAAGCTGCGATCCGGGCAAAGATCCGCGACGGGATCTGGATCGAGGGCCGCCAACGTCCTAGCTCAGGGGGCCGTAGGCGGCATTGCCGCCGAAGGCTCCCTTGGAGCGACGGGTTAGCGCCCTTTGGAGCGACCGTGATAGTACCCAACCCAAAAACTAGACGAGGCAGCGCCAGGACGCCAACCGTCAGGCTTTGCCGGGATGTCAAAGCCGGACAGATCAAGGTGGCGCAGATAGGTGCGCAGCAGGTTTGGCCGGTCCGAGATGTTGCCCATTGCGGTGGCCGTCACTTTGTCGCCGTAGCGGTCGCAGATCGCGCCGAGGGCAGCGCCAACGTCGTAGGCGTAGTCGGTTTCGTCGGGCTTGCGCACGGCTCGGTAGATGGTGCTGAGGGCGATACCCTCTGCCTTGGCGGCGGCGTAAGGGGTTGCGCCGGCCTTGACGCGGGCCAAGGCCCGCTCGGTTGCTGCGGAGGTTTTGGCGGCCATGATCAAGACTCCTTAAAGGTCGCGCTTGTGGGACTGGGCGTTGTCCTGCCAATTTTCGTCGCCGTGAAACCCGTCCATCGGGAAATAAGCGTCCTTGATCTCGCGCCAGTTGGTGGCCTTGCGGCAGCGCTCGGCAACCTCGTCGGCGAACATCGTGAACCCCTCGTTATCTTTCCATCCCCCGTTGGGCAACTCGGTAAAGGTAATGGTCTCGGCCGGAAAGGTCTTGCCGGTGAATTTGTTGGTCTTGGCCGGGAAGTTGGCTTGGAAGGTTTTTGTCATGATCTGCTCCTTGGTTGTTGGCTTACTGTGATTACACTATATAGTATGATGCTACATAAGTCAACAAGAAAAACGAAAATATTTTCAGGCGCCAGGACGCTGGCGCTAACGCCGAATTCAGCGGGCGGCCGAAGGCCGGTCCGCTGGAATGACGTGTTAGGTATCGGGTTACTACGGAGAACGATATGCAAGCAGCAAACAACGCGCCGATCTACGCGGCCTGTCTTTACCCGGAACTGTCCGAGTTTATGCGGACAAAAGGATGGGCGCTGGCCGTGCATGGAAGCCTTGCGCGGGACTTTGACCTTGTGGCGATACCTTGGCACCCTGACCCGGTTGCGCCGGAGAAATGCGTTGAAGGCATTTGCCACTATTGGGCGTTCAAGTCGGTTGGTGAGCCGGAGACGCGATTGCATGGCAGGTTGATCTACACGATTGCGCTCAAGTTCGGCGAGTGCTTCTTAGACCTGTCGTTCATGCCGACGATACCTAACGTTTGAACTCAGCCGCCGAAGGTCGGCTGCAGTGAAGGGTTAGGCCCCAAATAACCGGAGCGAGAAGATGGCAGACCACCACGGAACACCGACGCACCCGAAGGCCAAGAAAGAGCACCGCTGCATCTACTGCGGCGGCCCGATCTTGGTGGGCGAACAGTACGTGCAGCAGGAAGGGTTCTATGACGGCGCGCCCTACCGCAACCGCTACCACGCAGAGTGCTACGAAACCTGCGCCGATGAGTGCCGCCACTACAACGAGTGGGAGTTCTCGCCCTACAACGGCGAGTATCCGGAGCGCATCAAGGCCGTGGTGGACGCGCGGCGCGCCGCTGCAGACGCGGCAGTTCTTGGGGCCTAACGTGAAATAGGGCTCCTAAATGACGCAATGTTTTGCGTCAAATTGCCGATTCCCATGAACAATCAATCGTAGATTTACGAAGACCACCGACAAAACCATCATGATCGAGCAGATCATCATCGCCCTGTGTGGCATGTCCAGCATCTGGCTGGCGAATGATCCGCGGGAGACCTGGAGACGTTAGTGGTGCCCGGAGCGGAAGTCGAATCCGCATGGCTTGCGCCGAGGGATTTTAAGTCCCTTATGCACTCTTTACCAATCAATCACTTATTTGTTGTTGCGCGCATTTTTGCGCGCAATCGTTTCGCAAACGACCGGCGCGCCCGCATGCGGTAGGTTCCACGAGCTGCCACTTGGCTGGGCCATGGAGCATCCGATCGAAGCCGCAGCGTAACGACGTAGGTGCGCAGGAGGCCGGATCTCACTTCGGCCAAGCCTCGCTCAGCGTGCGGGCGTCGCTGGCGTGTCGGTCAGCTTTTTCCGCCACGCCTCGATAGCGGTCCGCGCAGTCTCCGAGTAGCTCGGCGAGGGTGCCGGTTCGCTGATCGCCGGGGCCGGCGGGATCTCCGGGCAGGCGACTGCCGCGGATGGCATCGAGGGCGATGCGCAGCCGCTCAGCAGCAGCGCCAGCAGCGGCGGCATGACGGGTAATGACCTGATCGCGTTTCGTGGCTTCATTGCGGGCTTCCTCCAGTTTTCGGTTGAGTTCGCGCTCGGTGGCCAGCGCTTCCGCCTGCGCCTTAACCAGATCGCCGTTGTCTTCCGCCACGCGGCGGTCGTAGCCGATCTGCTGGCGGCTCTGGTCGATGGCATGGATGCTCCACAGCAGCAGGCCGATCGCGGCCAGCACGCCCAGCGCCTTGAGACCGAGAACGACAAGCGGATTCATGCCGGCACCCCCAGCACTCTCTGCGCCCTGGCCCATGCGGACGCGCGATCGTCGTAGCCCATCGCGTCGCCGATCCGCTGGGTCTTGTGGCCGCGATTCCAGATGTCGCACACCCCATCGAAGTCCCCGGCGTCGGCCGGCGCGTTGAGCTTGGCCCGCCACCAGAACCATCCGGCGCAACGCGCCGCGTCGAGCGGTTGCTCCAGCAGCTCCGGGTGATGGAGCAGCAGATTGGGATCGTCGTACATGTCGTGGGAGCACGACAGATAGTTGTAGTAGCCGGTGATCTGCGGCAAACCGCCGCCCCGCCACCATGGGCCAGGCGTGCTGCCATGCTCGCCGGCAATGCGCTTGGCATCGTCGAGGGTGTTGCCGAGATCCTTGCGCCCGTTGTATTCGAGGCCCTTGCCGATCTCCCTCGTGTATCGCAGAGAGCCGGACTCGTGGGCGATGTTGGCCAGCCACATGCCAATGCGCTGAGGGGTGTCGATGCCGAATTCCCTGGCGGCGGCATTCAGCGGCGCCAGGAATATCTCCGCGCGCTCGCGGGCGTACGGCATGATGGTTTTCAGTTGCGGCAGGGTGATCATTTCATACTCCCAAATCGTCTCTCCGCCCATGCCTCCATCAGGAAAATAGCCCGCGTCCCCATGTGCCCGGCAATGCCGATCAGCGGCGCGCTGGCCAATTGCCCTATGCCAGCGGCCTCGCACAGAAAAAACGTCAAGATTCCGGCAAAACCGCTGGTGATCAGTTCGCCCACCAGTTCGACGAAATTGAAGGCGCGCGCGCGGCCCTGGCGAACCTTGGCCGCGAAGTTCACGAATCCCCCGAGCATGGACAGCAGCGTGACCCAGGCATAGGTAATCAGTGAATAGGTCGTCGGGTCTTTTTCCGGCATTGCGTGACTCCTCTCAAATATCCTTCAAACATCCGCCGTGGCGCGAACGACGTTCGTGCCATCGGCATAGACGATGGCGCGCTTGCCGTCGGCGATCGTGATGCCGGTCCCGCTGGCGCCGATGACGCGCACGCCGAATCCTCCGGTGACATTGGCGAAGACGGTCCATTGCCTGACCCCGAGAGGCACGACCAGATTGCGCAGCGCCGTCAGGGCGCCTGTGGCCTCGAGGATGTCGCAGCGCGCCTCAGCGGCCGTCAGGGTTTGGTTGGCGTCGGCCATGGCCTTGACCAGCCGGCCTTGCACGTAGGGCGGCGCGCACAGCACGCGGTAATCGGTGTAACTCGTCACGGTGCTGGCGCCAGTGACGATGGTGTAGAGCGGGATGCTGCCCGGAGTGAATCCCGTGGTGTTTTTCGATACCACGCCGGCGCGGGTGGCCTCGACATAATTGGTGGCCGAGGCCGACAGGGCCAAGGTGCCGTTGGCGATTTGCGTCAGGACGCCGTCGACGACCAGGTTGGCGCCGTAGTAGCCCCACGTGAGCCCGCTGGTAGTCGATTGCCGGCGACCGAAGGCGGTGGCTGGACTGGCGGCGTCGAAGTAGGCGTTGGCCGTGATTTCCTTGCCGCTTTGCGACTGTACTATGGCGTCATAGGTCGCGGTGCTGTTGGACATGTCGTTACCTCGTGATGCTGGTGGTTAACGGGTAGCCGCGGCCGACATTGGCCGAAAGCTGATAGATCTTGACGTAGAGCGTCGCCTGATTGCTGCCGAAGTCGGCGACCTGCTGGGCGCTGGTGTAGGTTGCCGCCGGCGTGGCCAGGCCGGATAGCGTGCGCTTCAGCGTGGTGTATGTTCCGCTGGAAAAGATGTCGACCTCATAGGATTCCGACGCCTCTGACAATGGTGCATCGACGTAGTCGCGCCACTCGCCGCCGACACGGGTGCGGCGAATCCAGGACAGCGTCCAGTCGTTTGTCGATGGATGACGGCTGCCGTTGAGATACACCGGCGACAGGCACTCCAGATTGACGCCGGCATAGGTGAAGCTGACTTCCGGAACGCTGCTGAGCGATTTCCCGGAGGTGACGCCGCGATAGGCGCGTGGCGCGCCAATGATGTTGATGCTGCCGGCGACGAACGCCAGGGCCGCGCTGTCGAGCAGCACCATGGTATCGTTCGCCCCGTGCAAGCCGGCCGCCCATTCGGTGCCGGCGCGACCGCGCAGCAGATCGGTCAGGATATAGCTGCCGTCGCCCTGCAGCGCACAGGTCTGCGCCGCGATGATCTCCCACCGGCCATGGACGCCGTACGCAAAATGATTGGCGCCGTTCAGCAGGGCGGCTTCCGTGACGCTGGAAAGCGACCCGCCGCGCAGCGTGATGGGCAGCACGCTGCTCTTGTCGATCAGATCGGTTCGCCCGGCGCCAATGGCGGCGCTGGCGAAGCCGATCACCGCGCCGGGGGCGGTGAATCCCTGCAGAGCCGTCCAGGTCTGGCCGTCGTCGTTGGTGGAATACAGCACACCTCCGGGCCAATCGTCCGTGTACCCGGCCATCGCGACCGGGAAGCCCGCCAGGTCGAACGCGTCGAGCAGCAGCGGGATGTCGAGCAGCTCATAGGCGCTATCGCCCAGATAGTCCACCGTCCGCCCCGTGGACAGCCCTGCCTCGCCGACAGCGGTCGGCAGATAGGTTGCGGCGGAGTGGTACTTGGCCTTGCACTCCAACCGACCGTCCGCCGTGTAGTTTATTGCGGCCAGGCGCAGGGTGTAGCCCCCTTCGACGGCGTTGACCGTGATGATGTCGGCCGGCTCGACCGCGTTGTAGGCGCCAGGCAAATTCAGGGCCACGTCGTAGCGTTCGAGCCAGTAGAGATAGAGCAGCCGCTCGGCGATCGACGCCGCCTCGTCGGCGTCGAGCACGATGCCGACATCGATTCTGCGGATGTTCACGGCCGCCGTGTTGAGTCGTTCGGCATACTGCTCGCCGTCGTCGTACTCGCGGCCGACGTCGATAAATTTGACGCTGACGCGCGCCGGCAGCATCGAATCCATTTCGCGGACGCTGGTGATGGCGACGCCAGGCGCGGCCCCCGCGGAACGTGCATCGAGATCCGTCGCCGGCACGGTGGCAATGCTGGATCCGCCGCGGGGAACGAATTTGATCTGGTAACCGTGCTGCACCGCATCGAATGGCCAGCAGCCCTGCAGCGGCTCCAGCGCCGTCCGGATCGGCGCCACGGCGGCAACGCGATAGCCGCGCACCGCCTGGCTCAGGGCCGTCACATCGATGTCGCCGGCATCCAACAGGTTGCTGGCCAGGCATTCGGCCGAGACGATCGCGGACAGCAGGTCGCTGCCGGGGGTGACGGCGTCCAGCACAACCATGCTCTTCTCATTCACCATCATGGTGTTGGCGCCGAAACCATCGTAGTACGGATATCCGGCCTGGGCAACGTAGCCCAGGGACGCCATCGTTTCGGCGTCGATGACGTAGTACTTATTGCCGGCGGCCTTGTAGCTGATGAGCTTCCCGCTCGCCGCATAGAGAATCGGGATCCCCGTCCCAGCGGGTGCGGTCGCAACGAGATTCCCCGATGAATCGAATTTCGCCGGGCAGTCAGAGGCAACGTTGTACAGATAGAAATGGCCGTCGCTGCCTGCCGTCACCCAGGCCTGGCCTACCGCGTGGCAATAGGCGGCCGAAATGTCGAACAGGGCCTCCCACACCGCGCCGACAGGATCGACCCGGCACAGACGGACGATCGTTCCCCCGGATACGTAGATCGCGAGGAAATGCACCCAGCCGTGTTGAACGTTTCCGGACAGGATGGACACCCAACCATTGCACGCGGGGGCCGATATTGTCGACCAGTTACCCGCGCTATCGACCCGGGACAGCAGCAACGAAAAGCCCGGGGCGACCCAGACGCCATCGACACCCCAGGACTCGTATTGGAAATTGGGGACGCCGGGCAAGACGGTCTCGGCTCCCGATGGAGCGATCAGCGAGGCGCCGACCGCGGAATTGCGAATGCATAGCAGCGTGCCGCGCGTGTCGCAGCCGCTCATGTTGAGGTTGTGTCCCAGCGACGACTGGCTGGATCGGGACGCGACGAGCTTGCCGCTCGGCACGTGGATCCGATGCATTTTCAAGCCGTCGGACGAACTCCGCCAACAGTAGCCCGACGGATCGGGGCCCACCTGGTAATACCCCGGGCCGAATGTGCCGCTGTACAACGCCGGCAGGCCGGTGCCGGCGATGAATGCGAGCGGCACCGCACTGCCGCTGCGAACCACCTCGACCTTGACCTGCGCGGCCAGCAGACTGTTGCCATGATCGGCCAGCGGGTAATCCTTGAAGACGATGTAGGCGAGCCCGCGGTATGCCGGCGTATCGGCAATGCCAAGCGTCGCTTGCATGCGATCGTCGGGCTGTTGCGTATCGGTGCCGTAGTGCACCGTGAATAGCGCCGATGCGTCGGCGCTGGCGGAAAGCGCCGCAAGATCGATGCTGCCGGCATCGTAAACCAGCTTGGGGCCAACCCAGATGCGCCGCACGCCGACGATGGGCCCCTCGCACAGCCCCACCGCAAACGTACCGTAGTAGCTGTACGTCGTCGTGGTCGACGTGCCGCCTCCGCCGCCCTTGCCGCCACTGCTGCTTGTCGTGGTGGTTGCGACCTCCTTCAGCCTGTTGTTCTCGAGCCAGAAAACGTTGCCGACCACAGGGAATGTGCCGTATCCGCGCGGTATGACCGCGCCATAGGTGCTGGTCTGGACAGACAAATCGCCGAGGCGCGGTCCGACGCTTTCGATATGCGGGCCCTTGGGAGGGTCGAGCAGCGACCCGGCCATGCTGCCGATCTGATAGCCGTACAAGGCGCCCTTGGGCCCGCCGAGGAAGAACCCGGCTACCGCCCCAACGACCCCGCCCAGGCTCATACGATGCCCCGGAAACGGTACGCGCGAACGATGCGCGCGGTCCAGACGCGCGCCAGGCGATGCTCGCAGACCTTGCCGACGTGTTGATATGCATGGATGATGCTGTCGCCGGCGGTGATCGCCAGATGCTGCGGATCGGAATCGAAGCGCATCAGCAGGATGTCGCCGGGTTGCCGCGAAGCCGGCGACACGGCCTCGAGGCAGGGCTGATCGTCGAGGGCGGCTTCGAGCAGGCCGTTGCGGGGATTGCGGCCGTAACCCGACATGTCGCGATACTCGGCGCCGATGGCCTGTGCTACCGCCACCATCAGCCCGGCGCAATCCAGCGCCACGCCTGGCATGCGCCCCTGATGGACGAATGGCGTTCCCAGGCAGGCGCGCGCGGCGGCGAGGATCTCCGCGGCGGTGATCCTCATCGCGTGCCAGCCTGCGCGTACTGGCTGCCGGTCGGGACGAACGAGAACCCGCCGAAATTCACGACGTTGGCCCATTTGTCGCGGCAATCGGCGAGCCGTTTGCGGCATCCCGGAATCAGCGTGTACGTGTCGCCGACGACAGGCAGATAGAAGAAGGGCTCGAATACCTCGAGCGTGCCGTCGGCCTCGTGGCGCTTGATCTCCAGCGGCTTGAGCCCGGCATTGGCGCCGCTGGTGAATTGCAGCGTGCCGGCGGCGAAGTAGTCGGCAGTCTCGGTCCTGGCCGCGTCGCGGACGATGCTGCTGCTGGTGACCGCCGACAGGGTGCCGGTGACGGTCAGGGGTCCAAGCGCCTTCATGCACCCGGCGTATTCCGTTCCCCCGAACGTCTTCGGGCACGAGGCGGTGTAGGTCTTGCCGATCGACTGGTTCAGCGCATCGATCAACGCCATTTCCTCGATCCGGTAGCGCCCGTCCATCAACGTGGTCTTGCCGAGGATACTCGCGACGATCGGCTCTTCGTCCTCGACCGGTGCGTTCCAGGTGGTGGCGAACAGATAGGCGCGGGCGCCGTCGAAAAGCCCGCTGCCGATCTCGGCATAGCCGATGCCGCAGAATCCGGCGATGCCTTCGAGGTCCACCATGGCTGGCGAGAGATTGGCGGCGGCGCTGTAGCCGGTGAAATCGTAGCCAGAACCGGACAGATAGGCGTGCCCGGACATGGTCAGCGTGCGCGGATGGTGCGTCAGGTAGATCGGCGCGGCGGCGACGGGCACGATGCGCAGGCAGATGACGCGGTAATGGGGGTCGGCGACGGCGGCTTTCATGACCCGCTCAGGGGTTGAGCAGCTCGATCAGCTCGACGGACTGCGCCTCGCGCACGGCCAGCGACGCATGAGCGACGTCGACGCGCGAATTGAAGCGGCAGGCTAGGTCGAACTCGCAGCCGCCGGTGACGGTCTCGGCCGCCTGCGGTTGCGAATTGACCACGCCGCCGCTGGTCCAGGTGCCGTAACCGGTCGAGTTGATATTCACCGTGATGTCGTTCGCGCCGGTGGCGGTGATCACCCCGCGCTGCCCGTTGATTTGCGTCATGCCGGCGACGCCACTGATATAGACGGATTCGCCACTGACGAAGGTATGCGCGGCGCCGAAACCGATCACCGCGCTGGCCGCCTTGCTGATGCCGGTGATGTTCTTGGTCTTGTTGGCGGCGAATGTCACCTGGCCGGTGGCGGTGTCGACGGTGAAGCCGCTCGAATACACAAGCGCGCCGACGGCAATCAGCACGGTGCCGGAAACGGGCTTGTACAGCGTGCGCTCCGGCAGGCCGACGGCGATCGGCGCGGCGCCGGCGCCATAGGCCTTGCGCAGTTGATAGACGCCGGCGGAAAGCCGCGTCAGGGTCTGGTCGGCGGCCGTAGGCGCGGCGGTATGGGCGTTGGTTGAAAAGTCATCCTTGCAGCGCACGCGGAAGCCGGCGTACATGCCGTAGGCGCGGTGGTAGAGCGCCAGCACGCGCGCCCACAAGTCGGCGGTTTGCAGCGTATAGCCGACCTGGAAGCGCCGCACCGGGTAGGGATGCACCAGGCGCCGGTGCTCGTCGCCGCCGGCGGTCGTGGTGATCTCGACGTTGTACTCGTCGCCGTAGCTCGCGCCCATGCGGACATCGATCGGCAGGCGCTCTTCGAGGAAGGGGTTAGGCATACCGCCGCGCCCCGGCCAAAGCGGCCAGCGCTTCGCGCGCGCCCTGGCCTGCGGCGCGGCGCACGTCCTGGGCGTTATTCATGCCGTTGACGTTAATGACGATATTTCCGCCGAACCCGGCGCGGTTCTGCTCGGCCGGGATGATCCGCTCGCCTTGATGCACGATCGCCAGCCCGGTCTGCGGCACGTAGGGGGTGCCCGTGGCGAATTTTGGCAGAGAAGCCAGCAGGTCACCGAACAGGCCGCCGACCTCGCCGGTCTTGGCGATATCGCCGATCAAGTACTTGCCGAGATCGGCGGCGATGGCGTTGGCCACCATGTGGTCGAGCATCGACTTGAAGCCCTTGCCGATGCTGTCAAAGTTTCCCTGCAGCAGGTCATAGAGCCCGTCGCCCAGGGCGTCCTGGATGTTGCGGGCGGCTTCCCGGACGAATTCGTTTGATTCCTTCATCTGCTCTGAAAATTGATTCATCGATTCAAATGTCTTTTGCATGGCTTCACTGACGGCGAATTCTGCCTCGATCGCAACATCGGCCGTCAGGATTCCAGCGGCCCGCGCCTGATTTATCTCGTTGAGTTCCTCGCGGTACTTTTGCAACGGATCGGCCAGGTCGGTGTATTTCTTGCGCAGCGCCGCGACGGCGTCGTCTTCGGCGTGCAGTTGCCGCATGATTTCGGTGGCGGTAAGTCCTTCGTAGTACGTGCGCGGGGCCTTTTCTCTATCCTTGCTTCCCTTGTCTCCCTTTCCCAGGATCCCGAGCGCGCGCGCTTTCGCCGCGCGCTCCGTCATGTAGGCTTCTGTCGCCGCATCGAACGCCCGCAAATCCTTCAGCGATTTTTCCGCGGCGCTGATCGGCAAACCGAGCGCATTCTTTTCCCCGGAATATCCCTGGCTGCGACCTTCTCCGCCGTTGAACAACTCGTGCAGCTTTACGAGTCCGGAGAACAGCGGCGACCTGTCGGACAAGAACTCAAGGGATTTCGCAGCGCGATCGCCGCCGGCCTTGAGATCATTGAGCCACGTGGCGACACCGATCAATCCAGGCATCAAGCTTGTGGTGATGGCAACCCCGGTCTCTTTGCTTTGCAGCTCGATCTCGGCAAGCTGGTCATTGAACTTGTCGGCGAGTGGCGCCAGCAGCGCCATGCGCTCACCATATTTCCGCGACTTTTCCGCCGCCTCCTGCAGCCCACTGCTGCCTTGGTTGAGCAACGGAATCATCTCCAGGCCAGCCTTGCCGAACAACTTGACGGCAAGCGCCGTCTTCTCGACACCATCCGGCAACGCGCTGAATAGATCGGCCAATTGGATCAACGCGCCGTTGGCATCGGTAGCAGTTATCCCCGCCTTCCTCAGTGCATCGCCATTCTCGACCATGGAGGTCGACAGCCCCTTGATACCTCTGGCGACCGCCTCGATATTTGTGCCGGACTGGCTTGCGGCAAGCGTCCATGTCCCGAGGTCCTTGACGCTTACGCCAACGCTCTGCGACAGATCATTCGTCTTGTCGCCGAGATCGATCACCGACTTGACGGTCCCCACCAGGGCTGCCGCCATTCCCACCACTGCGAGCCCGCTAAACTTGGCATACGCCGACGTCAGTTGTCCGAGCTTGTCCTTGGCGGATGCGAATGCACCGGCGGTCTCGTCTTTCGCCGTGAGCAGGATGCGTGCTTCGTTGTCGGCCATTACCGCGCCCTCCTGTTATGCCAATCGCGCATGGTGGCGAGGTCGGCAATCCACGATTCGATGTCCCGAACCCCGAACATTTCCGCCATCATGTCCAATGCATCCCATTCCAGCCCGCCCATGACCCCCCAGGCGCGCACGGCCGGCAGCGACTCTATGGGCGGAGGTCCTGGCCTGATCGCTTTGAATTGGGTACGATCAAGCCAGGAGATTAGTTTTTTTCCGCGGCCGCCCGCTTGGCGATATGGTCGCGGAAGCTCGTCATGACCTTATCCGTAAGCGGCGCCAGCAGATCGATGCGGTCGAGCAGCCACTCCTCGGCGATTTCGGCGTCGTATTCCAACGGCTCCGGATCGCCGTTCGCAAGGACGTCGGACTCCTTGACGTCCGACCAGCCAACCACATGCCGGATGGCAGATCGGCCAAGAGGCTTATTCTGCATCTCCATCATTTCCGTTTCCGTCGGCCGCCGAATGACGAATGTGAACCCGCCGACCTCGACGTTCTGCTCGCGCGCGGCGCGCATCTTGGCGATCAATGACTGGCTCATGAATCCTCTTATGCCGCGTAGTTGGTGACGGGCCCGGCCATGACGACCTTGGCCGGGCTGGTGGTGACCGCCTGGTTGCCGCCGCCGGGCGCGCCGGTGTAGCCGACGGTGCCGTAAAACAGCACGTAGGCGCCGTCCGGCCAGAGGATCTTGAAGCCGCGATTGGCGCGGGTGCGGAATGCCGCGATCATGGCCTGCTGGGCGGCGTTGGCCGGGTCCCACTGCATGGTCAGTCCATAGGACAGCGCAGTGGCGCCAGAGACGACATCGATATCGATGTTGTCGTGCACCGTGGTGGCCGGGGTGGTCTTGATCTCGCCGCCGGATGGCGAAAAGTCTGAAACGCCGGAAATGCCGGTCCCCAACGTCAGCTTCTTGGCCGTGCCGCTGGAGAATACGCCAAAACTGGTGGTGTCCATGCCGGTCGCGCCGTCGACGTCGGCGATGTTGAACGTGTTGGTGGCGACGTTGACGATCTTGAACAGACCGTTGTTGATTTCGGGCACCCCCGGAACCTCCAGCAGCACGATGTCGCCATTGGCATAGCCGTGGGCCGTGGAGGTGAAGACGCCGGGCGCGGCATTCGTCATGCCGGTCAGCGTCTTCGCCGCGGCGATGGCGGACTGCATGTACATCTTGAGGCTGGCATTGATCTTGGGCATGACGTGCTCCTAGGCGATGGTGCCGGGGGTGCCGGCCTGGGTGAAGTAGGTGACGAGGTAGCTCAGTTGAATTTCGCCGACCGGCTTGTCGGTTTTGTCGTCGAAGTCGACGTCGATCGCGGTAAGGCGCGAGGCGTGCGCTTTCCCGGAAAGGCGCGGGTTGGCGGCCATCGCGGTTTCGACCTCGAGGGCGATGGCGTCGAGGGTGTCGTCGAGCGTGGTGCCGCCCTTGGCCAGGCCGCGGATGACGATCGGCAGGTCGCGCTGCTGCAGGGTATCGGCATCGGCCGGGCCTATCTGTTCGGTGTCGTTGCTGTGCACCAGCAGGCACGGCAGGTCGCCGACGGCTTGCGGGTACATGCGCGACTGGCGCACACGGGCGCCGGTCGTGGTCAGGCCGGTGACCTGGGCGGCTACCGCTTCGCGGATTTGCTGGCGCAGGTGCGGCATGTCAGGCGGCCTCGAGGATAAGCCGGGTGAGGCCGGCGCCGTCGGGGTGGATGCCGACGACGGTGTAGTCGGTGGCATTGACGACGACGGCATTGCCGATCGCGACGGCCGGGACGCTGGCGGTCTGGATCGTCAGCACCGGCGCGCTTCCGGCGACCATGTCGAGGGCCGCGGCGTATTCGTCATCGATCAAGGCGAGCGTCGCAACGCCGCCGATCACGGCGTGGATGCCGAAGTCGGGGAACATCAGAGGCAGGTCGGCGGCTGGAGTCACTGGGCGGGATTAGAGTTGTCGGGAGAGTATGCCGACGGCAATCGCCAGGGTAGCGATGGCGTCTTGCGCTTGCGCGAGGTTGGTCACGTTGGCTGCGACCCACGTCTGCACCTGCGCGGGAGTCATGTTGCGCAGCGCGGTAAGCTTGGCGTAGGCGCGAGCCGCGGCACGGTCGACTTCATCCTGCGTCGGCGCCGGCGGGGCAATGTAGTCGGCCCCGTTACGGACGGTAAAGCCGCCGCCCTCAAACGTAATGTTTTTAGGATCGGCAACCGCGAATGCGGATGTTTGGCCGGCGACTGTCGGCGCAAATCGTTGGATGGCCATGGCGTTATCCTGGATAGATAGCGGCGGTGAAGCTTTCCAAAATCATGTAGTCCGTCGCAACGGTTGTCATCTGGACCTGTATCGCCACTGTTTTGTCGGCGGCCGTATTGACCGCCGGGTACACAGACATGTTGGGGCCTGTTGACGAGCATGCGCCGGCCGAACCGCTCATCACCTGCGATGAAACACTCCCCCTGTTGTGAATCCTGAATTCGTACTTGTTGCCGGCGGTGCTGGTCGGAGCCGACGTACTCCCCCCCAAGCCGTCAAACGATGTATTGCCGACCTTGGCGTTGGCGTTGTTGGACTGTGTCGTCCAGTAGTCCATGGCGAACAGACCGTTCGGCCCCATAACCCCGCCGGGGATCGTGATTGTCGCCAGGGAAATCAGCGAGCCAGTTGTCTGGGTGTATGCCCCCGGACCGGCATCTACAACAGGTGTCAGCACCCCTGGAATCGCATCCTGCGGCAAACCACTGGTGTACCTGTTGTTGTAGACCGTCGCCGCCGTCGCACTCGTCAGGATGGCGTAATACATCCCGGCCGGCGATCCGCTGAACACCTTGCCAGCCGGGAAGTACATGAAGCACGGCTGCGGGAACGCACTGTATGGAAGCGCCGTCAGCCCGGTCAGCGCACCATTAGCCCCCATCGTGCCCGACGACGGCAGGATCATCGGGATCGCGGACTGGGCGAGGATGATCGGCACGCCGTTGGGTTGCCGCATCCTGGCGTGCGCGCTGGCGTGCGCCAGTTCGCTGGCGGTCAATTCCGGCGCGGCAACCCAGGCGGCCTTGCCCTGATTGACCAGGTCCGCCTCGAGCGCGGGAGATAGCGACAGCGTCGAGCCATCGACGGGCGACAATACCCCGGCGATAAAAATGGACTGCAGCAGGCGGATCGACATGAGGGCTCCAGACAGTTGCGGGGTTACGCGATTCAGGCGGCGACTTGTTCCGCCGCCTTCGCGGCGGCGAGATCGGCGGCGGCTTTGAGCATTTCGGCGGTAGCGGTGTTGCGGCCGGATTTGTCGGGGTCGTCGCTCTTGCTGACGAAGAGCGCGCGATCGGCGCGCACCAGAGCCAGGGCGGTGTCCTTGGGAACAACGGGGGTGTCGCCGGCGTCGTGATGCAGGCCGCCGCGATCGTCCTCGAAATTGATCAGGACAGGGGTGGTGATGAGCACTTTTGGCATGATGGGGTCCTTGCTGTTGCCGGCGTCCGCCCGGAGCCTTCTCCGGGCGGAACGCTGCCGGCGGTGATGGTTGGAATTACGTGGTCAGCATGTCCTTGATGGCGGCGAAGCTGGCGACGTGACGCACGGCGACATCGAGGTCCTGCAGGGCGACGACGCGCTTGGTGCCGCTGGTGCTGCCGGTATAGGGATCGAGCATCACGTCGAGCCCGCCCCACATGCCGAGCAGCAGCTCTGACCAGTTGCCGAAGATCTCCGCGGAGCAGACCGCGCCCGAGGAGCCCTTGACCAGATTGCTAGGCACGGTGTTGGTGACCACCGCGTCGTAACCCAGCACCTCGCCGATGCCGCGCTCGCGCCCGCTGGTCCACACCGCCTTGCCGTTGGTCGAGGCAAACTCCTGGGTCTTGCGCAGCTTGCCGCGCGCCTTGGAGTTCGTCAGGAATCCCAGATTGCCGACGTCGGCGTTGGCGTTGGCGACGGCGGCCTCGAGATCCACCTGAGAGTCGTAGGTCGGCACCGCGCCGTTGGTGCCCAGCGCGACCGAGCCGATGCCGCTGGTGTTGAGCACGCCGGTCGGTTCGTTGCTGGCGCCGGCGCCGTTGATCGCGGCATACTGCACCGCCTGGGCGAGGATGGCGGCGAGGTCGGCCCGGACAAAGGCCTCGATGTCGATCGAGGCCTGGAGCAACAGCCGGCGGCTGTAGTCGGTGAAGGCGCCGACGGTCTTGGGCGTCAGGGTGACCTGGCCGACGGTCTGCTGGCTTTCGGTGGCCGCGCTGTTTTCCGCGACCCAGTACGAGGTCGCGGCGCCGGTGGCGGACGGGATCGCGACGTTGCCGTTTAGATCGCGCAACCAGGTGATGCCGAGCTTGTCCATGACCAGCGCATTGCGCAGCAGCTCGATGAAGCTGCTGCCGAACACCTCGGTGGCGACGGTGTTGCCGCCGGCTGTCGGGGTGCCGACGACCAGGTCGCGCACCAGGTGGTGCGCTTGCAGACTGGAGCGATTGGCGCGGTCGATGAACATGCGCGCGACGGCGCCGGCGATGTCGGCGGGCAGCAGGATGCCGCGCGAGAGGACGTCGACCGGGATGGTGACGGCGGCCTCGCGGGTCTTGTCGCGCGAGTCGCCGCGCTTGTCCTGGGCGGCGCGGGCACATTCCATTTCGAAGGGCGCGATGGCCGCGGCATGGAGCGGGTCCGCCGCGGCGAGCAGGGCGCGGCAGAAGCTGTAACTCTGCAGGTCGCGCGCGGACATGCCGATCTCGGGGGATTCGGCGGGGCGCAAGGCGCCGCTGTCGACCTGGCGCTGCATGACCTGGGCGCGAAACGCGTCGATGCCAATGCCGTTGTCGATGGCGGCGTCGGCGAGGTCGGTGCACTTGAACTGGCGACCGATGGCGCGGATTTCCGAGGCGCGGGCACGCTCGGCTTTCAGGGGATCGGTAGCGACGGCCGTAATGTCGACGCTGCGGGTGACGGGCTGTGCGGCGACCGCCGTGGTTTCGGTTGCTTGGTCCATGGAGGATGCTCCTTGAGTGGTGCCCGCGGCGGGCGATAGATCCACCACGCGATAACGCGCGGCGGGGGGTTCGGTGGATTCCTGGCTGCGACCCAGTCCGACAGTGGCGTCGGCGGGGATGTCGACCAGGCTGATTTCGAATGGCGTCCAGGCGGTAACGCGGTACTCGTCCGGCTGGCCGTCGCCATTGGCCTTGGTGAGCACGCGTTCGCCGATCTGGTAGCCGATGCTGACGTTGCGCACCAGGCCGTCGCCGATGTCCTGGCGCAGGTCGGCCAGGGACTCGCGGCGGCTGATGACGATGTCGGCCTGCAGGCGCCCGCCGGATACCGAGGCTTTTTCGACGGCGCCGATCGCAGCGAGCGGGGTATTGCCGACCGGGGTGTAACGGTCGTGATTGGCCAGCACCGGCGCGCCATCGTTGAGGCGGGTCAGATCGATCTCGCTGGGCTTGTGGCCCAGCACTTCGATCCACGGGTCATCCCAGTAGTTGCTGCGCAGGTACGGGGTTTCCGAGCTGACCGACAG